TACTCATGATTAAATTGTTTGTAATAATGATTTCCTTGTTTTAATTCAAATGGTCCTTGTCCCCAGGTAATAATTTCTTTGGTAGCGTAATCCTGAATAGTAATCAATAAAATTTCTTCTGCTGCGGATTCTACATCTGGGAATCCATTCTCAGATGCAACCTCAATATCGATAGTATAAAATTTGATTTTACTAATGTCAAACCTAATTTCTTTTTCCCTATAATTGTCAGAGATGTATTGATAGATGAACCTTTCGTTTCCGTATACTTTAAATCCTTCTACACCATCATACTTTTTAAAATATTCTTTACATTCACGTACAGATCCAGGTTTTATTGGTTTTACATATTCACCCTCCAAAGTTTTATAATAAGTTTCTACTTTAGAGGAAACAAAAAGAGTCGGAGAAAACTTCTCTCTGGTCATAAAACTCTTACCGTTTTCATAACCACGAACAAGAAATTGATCTCCGACCATCTGGACGTTGGTATAAAACCTCATTACTTCGTCATCTCATCGTATAGTTCTGACAGTCTAGCACTTGGTTCTGCCAGGGTCAAGATCTTATCACTATGAACTTCGAATTCTTTTTGTTTTGTTACTGAGGATAACCAAGGTTCTATAGTAGGACCCATTCCACCTACTGAAGATTCTTTTATCAAATATGGATCTTCCAATATAATATCTGGTTCTCCAAAATCAGAATCCTCTTTATTTTTAATTTTTGCAATCAATCTCAATCCACTTAAAAAAATTACCACCAGTTTCATTATCAAATATCCTCAGGAATAATAAGAGATTGCTCTTCAGTATCTTCAAATTCTTTTAAAATGTCTATAGTATATAAATTTCTAAGTTCATCTACTGGATCAATAAAAGTAACAATCCATTCTAGAGGAACAGGAAATCTGATTCCTTTCCCAAGAGGAATCCAAGGACTAAGATTAATATCAAATGATGCTTTTTTTGTTTCTGGATCGACTGTTGGATCGGAAGTAGTAACAATACATGGTTTAATCATAAAGTATCCAACTACTTTATCCTCATGAATCATCTCTTCAACCCTACTGATAATCTGCTCACCAGTTTTGATAACAGCTAATTTAATTGCCATAATTATTTTAAAGTATGATTTATACAATATCAGAAAAAATGGGAGGTGTCAACTGGATTTTGCCAGTTACCTCCCGTGGCATAGCGCCGACGATATTCAATTCTATTTATTTACTTTTTAGGTGTGATGGCGAATGCTCCTCCCATTACAGCAGAAAAGATTGCGAGTGTTGCTAAGATTCCCATGGTTCAACAAGTATTATGGTAGTGTGTTTGCGATAGGGACACCAATAAAAAGAGTCATCAATGTTCCAAATACTAGGGTAGTGGCGGTGTAGTTCATAGTCCGTCCTCCAAAGTACATATTATATAGTCATTATGTATCATAGTGATACAAAAGTCTGTATTCATTGCTACTCATTTATACCTATTGTGTTAGGATTTATAGATAATCTTTTCTATGGTGGTGCTCTGGAATAATCTTACCAAGAGTGACTGTTAAAAGCCCATCTTCAAAAACAACTGATCTAACTTCCGTGTCGTCACTGAGAGTCCAGGCTCGTGTAAACGACCGTTGAGCCAAACCCTTATGTAGATAATTGACTTCCGTCTCCTTCTCCTCTTTCTGACCTTCGATAAACAGTTTTCCATCTTGAGTGTAGACATTTACTTCGGTTTTTTTAAATCCTGCCAAAGCAAGTTCAAGTTGGGATTCAGTTGAACTCAAAGATATTAAATTATATGGTGGGTAATTAGAAGACGATTCGTGAAGATTAAAAATCCTATCAAAGTACTCATCCATACCAATGGTATTGCGAGTAATTCGATCCATTAACTGATCTAAATTGGCAGCATTATACTTCATTAAAGTAGTCATCTTTACTTCTCCTTTTAAAGCGAGATTTGATTGTGTGTACCCTTTTGGCGTACATACTAATTATAACACTTTCATAAAAAAACGGGGTGTTGAACCCCGTATATTTATGTTCGGTCAACCCTCTTTAGGAGTTGCCTTCTTTTTTGTACCAATACTATACTTTTGCTCCAGTACCCAATCAGACTTGTCCTTATAAGACAATACTTTAATTTGATTAAGTGGGGCAATATCAAGAACTGCAGATTCATCCTGAACAGTAATTAGTCCCCAATCATAAAGAAGCTTAATTATTCTATTCCTTCGCTGAATATCATTGACAGTAAGATTGGAATACTTTCCATCCAGAGCAAAAAGTTCTTTAAAGTGAGTAATATAATACCTACCTTGCTTGTGTAGAATATGGCAAGATTGGTATAACTTTTTCTCTTTTCTTGAGGCAACTCCAATTCGAGTCAAAGTCTCACGAACCTTTAAAAAATCATCAGGTTCCCTTAAAAAAACTTCTACCATCATTTGTGGTGTCCATTCAACCTGAGGTTCAATAGTATTAGATGTCATTTTTGCGTACCGCCAATTTCAAATTGTTTCTTAATGTAATTGATCTGATCTTTAGATAAAATTTTTAATACTTGTTGTGCTTTTTCATTACTATATCCATAGTACTTTTTAACACATTCAATATCATTAATTTTGTCTTTATGGATCCAAGGAGAATATCTCCTCTTTTTCCTAAGAGTATTTAGGTAAAAATAATATTGCATATCTTTATCTAAAAAATTATAGATATTCATTTGGTTTACAAAAAGAATACAATCCAAATGACTGGAAAGGATTTTATTAATAATATATGGCGGATAAGATTTGATTTCTTTTGGATCTTCTTCTAGTAGATCTTTTTTTGTAGAATTAATAGAATTCAACCAATCTTTAAGTTCCATAATCAAAACACTGCTGTCACGCTTACAACTTTTGCATTAGGATTGCGGGCAAGAGCAACTTGCCGCGCATCCTGATAATCTTTGGCAATCACTTCTTCTTTAAAGACCGTTCCTGCCTTATACAATGTTACCTGACATTTCATAATTAAATAGAAGCAATTCTTTACGGGTCTTTTGATCTCTCATATATTCACCAACTGAACGCATCGTATAAGTAAGATCAAACTCTGCAGCATTCCAATTAGTAAAACGATCTTTTACCAGTTGATCAGAATTATAACTGATCAACTGATCCATAGGACAATTCTCGCAGTCAGAGGCAAATTTAGAATGGTTGAATCCACTATGCATTGAACCTTTTTTACCATACAAATTATCTTTAATGTCGTATGGTGGATCAAGATATATAAAAGCATCCTTATTTCTACCATCCATAAGATAGTCATAAGAATGGTTTGTAATAGTCCAATTTTTAATTACGTCAGAATAAGCAGATAATTTAAGTATTCCATTCATACTAAAGTTGTTATCAGATGCCTGTGGAGAGAATGAAGAACTTTCGGTCAGTCCACTGAAGGAACACTTATTAACAATGTAAAAAGAAATTGCTCTCCAAAGATTATCAGACTCATTACCATTTAGATACTCTTTGGATTCCAAAAATAATCCTTTTGCCGATCCACGATCAGGATAACGAGATTTTAACTCCTGTAGTTTGGTCTGCATATCGGGACCAAACATTTGCAACTGTTGCCAAAAATTTACTAATGGTTCATAAAGATCGTTAACCCAAATTTTTAGATGTGGATACTTTTTAGTTACATGGATAGCAACACTACCACCACCCAAAAAAGGTTCCCGATACTCAGTATATTCCCTAAGGTCTGGGAAATATACATCCATTTTTTTACATGCCCTAGACTTTCCTCCAGGATAACGCAATGGTGTTTTTAATTGCTTAAGTGGATCAGTCACAAAATTGCCTCAATGGAGTTTAAAAGATTGGTTGCGTCAATGTTTTTTTCTTTTGGTTCTACATTACTTGCCAAGATTTTATAATCTCCCTTTTCCAATTTGAATGTTGCTCCAGCACCATCACATTCTGTCCTGGAGTAAACAGTATCCCAATCAGTATATCCAATGGTCATGGTTTTAGTATCTACCAGAAGCATATACTCAAAAGTTTTTTTAATATCTTCTTTTTGCAGAACCGTAGACTTTTTCTTGCCAGGACGCTTATTAATAAGGACCACTCGCTTACAAGATTGATTCTTGTTAAAAAGTCCAAGTGATCCTTTCATTTCGTAACAAATACCTGAAGAATCTACAAAATCTTTACCATCTTCATAGTCACCGACATATGTGAGTTGATCACCTGACCATTTTGCAAAAGACTTTTCTTGGAGATAAGTTCGAAAAGTCTTAAATGCATTAGACTTCATTTGTTTTGTATTGGTTGCTTCTACACAACCAAAGAATTCATTCAGGTTAACTTTGTTAATGTCAAACATAATAAAATAAATTAATTAAATCAGGTAGCAGGAGCAATGATGTCAGTAGAAGGTGTAATGATTAGACTAAACATTTGCTTGTACTGATCAACCAATTGAGTAATGGGTTCTGCCAAGTAAATGATAAATCGCTTAGAGACTGTGAGTTCATTTACTTCCTTATTAAGCAAGGGAGACCAAGGAGCAAAACCAAGTTCTCCCTTGCCAGCAGGGATAGCAACAATAGCATTCTCAATAGTAATGCTTTCATCATCTTCGGAGAGAAGTTTTGCAATAACATCTTCACCAGAAGTCAATCGAATCAATTTAATATCAGACATTGTTTTTAAAAATGAAGTTTACTTGAATTTGCATTCTACCATAATCTCTGTTAATCCAGCAAGAAGATTAATCTCTTGATCTGCTACGAATGCGACCTGATACTGGTACTTAGCAATAACAAGAACAGCGGCAGGAATAGAAGGAGGATCCAAGGATAAAAGAAGAGCATCGTAAATGCGGCGGAATAATAGACTAGGATCATTGTCCAAGTTATTGATACACCATTTACGTACTTCAGTAAAGTTTTTTTCCTTAAGGTTTTTAATGAGAGATTCTGTCTTAACATCCGAAAAAGATGCAAGAATTGCAGAATCAATTTTTCCATTAGCGGAATAGCGTTGACATTCATTGAGAACACGTCTCCAATCAGGGAAGTGTTTGTTAATTAACTCAACCAGAACTTTTTGATCATATTCAACAGATTCTTTCTCAAGTATAAACCTGATACGGTTGAAGAATTCGACTGCAAGTTTTGGTCGATCTTTACTATCGATTGAGAAATCGATGCAGGCACACCTAGAGTGAATTGGTTCAATGATTTTGTTTTTGTAGTTACAGGTAAAGATGAACCTGCAGTTACCACTAAACTCCTCAGTAAACGCCCGTAGGAGGAGTTGTACGTCGTGCGTTGTGTTATCTGCTTCATCAATAATGATGACTTTGTGTTTTGCAGACGACAAAAGTGAGACGGTCGAAGCGAAGTTCTTCGCAGTATTTCGGACGGTATCAAGGAATCGTCCCTCATCGGATCCATTAATGACATATACATCTGCTCCAAGTTGTTGACAAAGTGCTTTTGCAACTGTTGTCTTTCCAATTCCTGGAGGACCAGACAAAAGCATATTGGGGATCTCCCCCTTATTTAGAAACTGTAAGAAGGTATTTTTAATTCCTCCTGGAAGAATACAATCATCAATGGTTTTGGGTCGATACTTCTCAACCCAGATAAATTCATCTCGCATAATTAAGTCAAGTAATGTCCAATAAAAAGACCCAAAATAAAAGTTAATCTTGGGTTTGCTAAAAGCGATTCACTAATCCTGATGAATTTTTTCAATGAGTTTCATCAACCTTTTTTAATTGAAAAGTACCATCTTTGTGGTCAATCCATTCTAGCACATCATTTTCTTTCCACCCAAGTTGATTAAGAATTTCTTCAGAAATGGTAAGAATTCCGTCGTCATCAATAGTAAGCGTTGTACTAATCATAGCCAATCTGGTTTGCGGGATGGGTCACGAATATAATTAGATGCAACCCAAGGTTTGGATGCGATATACATTTTGTAAGCAGTAAAAGTGTCAATGCTTGTGTCAAGTTTATACTCATTTGGCATTGCCCTCACAAATGGTGTTGTTTCTTTTCCCGACCTTCCAGCAGGATCAGCAAAAGGAAAAATTTGATTTGCTACTGTTAATGTATGTAGACATTTATGAATCCTTTGATACCTATGAGAATATTCCTCACAAAGAGCAAGTCCATGACGGATCAACCATCGCCAATTCAAAACAAATTCACCAGTCCATACAGTACATGGATGCTTACGGAATGCCCCCTTCTCGGTGCTGTAAGGCGTCCCATCTGCTTTAGGGAGGGTTCCGTACCCCCTACCCCATTTATCTGAAGCAACGATAGAGAGCATCTGACAGCACTCTAGTGGCATCTTGACAATGTGCTTATCTGGCAAAACCCTTGCACAAATGACTGGATTTGGATCAGTGACAAAGATGTTCATTTGATGAATTGGAGGATGTAGTCCACACCATATTGTAACTTGTCGGGGGCGATTTCGACAATGTGCTCA